TTTGGCTTCGCATTTAATGATATTGGTATTGATGTAACAGAAGATGGTAGTGTATTAACTGATGAAAAATATACAACGAAAGTAGAAATACCGCAGTATGAAATTACAGGAGAAGAGCCAGAGATAAGCGAGTTGTATGATGCGGAAAAAGCAACACAATTGATTAATAAAATCAATAACTCAAATGTATCTGAAGAGCAAAAAGAATTTTTAAGGAAAGCGGCAACAAGACACGTCGTATTTAACTACGCGAAGATTGCTGAATATTATGCTCATCAAGATAAAGAAATGCAAGAACTGATGGAAGACAGTGCTTTGATTATTATCGACTTTGATGATGCTATTAAAAATGGCTACGTTCAACTAAGAAGCGAGATTTTAGGACTAGAGGAAGAAGATTATGAAGACGAAGAATAACTTTGCTGTATTTATTTTATCTCACGGTAGAGCAGATAATATAATTACACTCGAGGCACTAAAAAAAGGTGGCTATACAGGTAAAACTTACATCATTATTGATGATGAAGACAAACAAGGGCCGCGATACAAAGAACTATATGGCGATAGTGTAATTGTATTTAGCAAGAAAGAAATGGACGGAACATTTGATATCGGAGATAATTTCAATGATAGACGTGTCGTTGTATATGCTAGAAACAAGTGCCACGACATAGCTAAGTCTTTAGGCATTGACTATTTCTTAGAACTTGATGATGATTATACAGACTTCTGCTATCGTTATGAAGATAATGGAACACTAAGAAGAATACAAATCAAAAACTTAGACAAATTATTTGAGAAATGTATTAATTTCTTAGAAGTATCTAATGCACACGCTATTGCATTCGCTCAAGGCGGTGACTATATTGGTGGTGTGGGAAGTATGGCTTGGCAGAAGAAATTACTTCGTAAAGTAATGAATACATTTTTCTGTAAGACTGACAGACCATTTCAATTCTATGGTAGAATTAATGAAGATACAACTATGTATACATTATTAGGCCAACGAGGTTATATCTTTTTTACTCTGGGTGATATAATGGTTAATCAACTACAAACACAAGCAAATGCTGGTGGCTTAACTGATATATACTTAGATAAAGGAACATATTATAAAAGTTTCTGCTCTGTAATGTTTTCTCCATCTTGCGTAAAAGTTAGTTCGATGGGTAATACATTTAAACGTATTCATCATAGGGTGCAATGGAATAACTGCTGTCCTAAGATAATTAATGAGAAATATAAAAAGAAATAGAAAGAAGGTGATATAGTGGCAAATAATCCACAAAATTTAATACCTGGTGCTCATAAACTAACACTCGAAGAACAGTCGGCTGGTGGCATCGCTTCTGGAAAAGCTAGAAGGGAGAAAGCCACTATGTTATCAACATTGAGAAAATTGCTTGATGAAGAAGGCAAAAATGGTATGACTTATCGTGAAATGGCGACACTTGGCCTTATCAAAGGTGCTGTTAAAGGCAATGCACTGAACTATAAGACAATAATGGAATGTCTGGGCGAGGGCAAAGGTGAAGATAATACTAATGGTGTATTAAACGAATTAGTGGAGGCTCTAAAAGATGCCAAGAAAAATTGATGAAATACTCAATCCCAAACAAGTTGACTTTATGTTATGTGATGATAAGCGTATTAATTTATTGACAGGGTCAGTGCGTAGTGGTAAAACATATGTTTCGCTATTAAAATGGGCTGTGTTTGTTGGTATGATGCCAGAGAATGCTGAATTTATAATGGTAGGCAAGACACTTACAGCATTAAAAAGAAACTGCTTAGGACTTCTGCAAGACTTGGTTGGCAGTCAAAACTTTAGTTATTCATTAAGCCAAAAACAAGCACGTTTGTTTGGACGTATAGTATGGCTAGAGGGTGCTAATGATGACCGTGCCGAAAGCAAAATTCGTGGTATGACACTTGCTGGTGCTTATGTCGATGAGTTGACACAAATTCCTGAGGACTTCTATCGTATGTTATTATCGAGATTAAGTGTTAAAAATGCCAAGTTATATGCAACTACTAACCCAGATGCACCAACGCATTGGGTTAAACTTGATATAGTCGATAATGATGAGATTGAAAAGAAAGTGTGGAGTTTCACACTTGATGATAATGAGATACTTAGAAGGGAAAATGAAGAATATTTTGATAATTTAAAAAAAGAGTATCAATCAATGGGCGGTGTCTTTTATGAAAGATTTATACTTGGCTTGTGGGTACTTGCAGAAGGATTAATATACAAACAGTTTGCAAATAATACAGAATTGTTTTTAAAAGATAAAGCAGTAGATGAATATGGCAATAAATTAAACTTCTTGATTATATCAATAGGAATAGACTATGGTGCAACACAGGGTCAGACAGTATTTAAGTGTTCTGGCATTACGCCATATTTTAAAGAAGTATGGACACTTGGCGAAGTTAATTTAAAAGGTCTTTATACACCAGAGCAAATATATGAAAAGTTTGTAGAATTTTATAAAAAAATTGTTAATGAATATGGAAAAGTCACTGCGGCATTCGCTGACTGGGGCTCGTTAGGTGAAACACTTACTTATGGATTGAATAAATATTTAATGCAACACGCAGTTCCATTACAAGTTCAAGATTGTGTAAAAGGAAAAATAATAGACAGAATATATTTAGACCAATTATTATTTGCACAAGGTAGAAGATTTATATTAAAAGATTGCAAATATATGATAGAAGCATATAAACAAGCAGTATGGAATGAAAAAAAAGAGAATGAGCGACTAGATGACGGAACCTCTGACATAGACAGTCTTGATGCTCATGAATACTCGATATTTTCCTACTATGATAAATTAATGATGAATATAAAAGGAGGTTACTAATGGACGAAAAAAGATGGGTAACACTAAAAGATGGCAGAAGAATACAGATTGATACTAATAAATACATGAATGATAAAATTAGAAAAAAGAAAACTCCAAAGATAAATGAACAAGAAAGCAATTATGGAGATTATAATTATTGTGCATTATGGATGAATGATGCAGATGGCAATCCAATAGCACATTTAACATATCTAAAACTAAATGATATGAAAAAAAGCGATATCTATAAAGGAATGTTTGGTGGAAGAAGAATAGCAGTTGAAAGAATAGATGTTGACGAAAACTATAGAAGAAAAGGTTATGCTACTGCCTTGCTAAAAAAAATGCAAAGTAAATATCCAGGCGAAGAAATAAGATTTGGCCAATTAGAGCCAGATGGTGAAAAATTATTAAAAAGCATTGCAGATATAACTGATAGTGAATTAAAAGAAGGACACAAAAGATTAACATATTATGGAAGAATAAAAAAATAAAGGAGTGATACGATGAAATTAGATGATTTTTTACAAAAAACTTATGGATATAATCCAGAGATTAAAGATGCGATTAAAACATATGTAGAACAATGGAAAAGTTGGTACAAAGGAAATGTAAGAAGTTTCCATAACTATTTTATCTATAATGGAGATAGAAAAATAAAACAAAAAAGATATACAATGAATATGGCAAAAGAAATAAGTGAAGACTGGTCAGATATTTTATGGAGTGAAAAATGTAAAATATCGATGAAAGATGATGCATCGCAGAAGCAATTTGATGAGTTAATTGATGACTTAGATTTGTATGCATTAATAAATCAGTCAATTGAGAAGTCTGGTGCTATTGGTACAGAGGCTGCAGTTGTCAGTGTATATGACTTGCTAGAAAATGAAGATGGTATGGTACTTGACGTATCTGAAGCCAAAACCAGAGTTGACTTAGTTGATATTGATTGGATATATCCATTAAGTTGGAGTAATAAAGGAATAACAGAATGTGCATTTGGAAGTGTTGAATATAACAAAGGTATAAAGTATGTTATTTTATCAGTACATAAACTTAATGAACAAGGCAACTATATTATTTACAATCATTTATTTAGAGATACAAATGGTAATTTAACTGAAATTACAGAACAGCAAGAAACAATGGCAGAGTTTGATACTAAGTCGAAAGTAAAATGGTTCAGTATATTTAAGCCATTACTTACAAACAACTTATTTGATAACTCGCCATTTGGAATACCACATTATGCAAATGCTATTGATAATATGAGAGCGGTTGATATAGCTTTTGATGCATTAAAAAATGAAATAAAAGATGGCAGAAAGAGAACATTTGCAAGAGCAGAAATGTTTAATTATGATAATGGCGAGCAGAGATTAGTATTTGACCCAGAAGATACTACTATATATCAATTGCCTAAAAATGCTACTAAAGATGACTTGATACAAACAGATAGTGATGATTTAAGAACTGATAAGCAAATATCAACATTAAATACAAGTCTTAATATCTTAGGAAATAAAGTTGGCTTTGGTGAAAATCATTACCATTTTGACGGAGTTAATTTATCAACAGCAACTGCAGTTGTAAGTTCTAACAGCAAAATGTTTAGAAGAAAGAAAAAACTTGAAGTTGGCTATGAAAGTGCTATTTATGATTTGGTTATGGCTATTTGTTATGCTTCAACTACATTTGGCCCATATTCAATAAGTACTGATGATATGGTTATACAATTTGATGATAGTATCATAGAAGATAAAGAAGCAGAGGCAAACAGAGGTATGAGAGAAGTTAGTGCAGGGCTATTAAGCAAAGTTGAATATAGAATGAAGATATTTGGAGAAACTGAAGAAATAGCAATGCAGAAGATAAAAGAAATAAAAGAAGAAGACCCAAGTGTTGATGATTTACTTGGAACTAAAAATGAAGGTGGTGAAGAATAATGAAAATAGAAAAATTTGAATGGTCTGTAAATGGTTTAATTATTGATGGCAAAAAATATGGTGCGTGTATAACTAAATTGGAAATTGATGGTGGAATAATAAAACTTTATATCAGTCCAATGTGTAAACACTTTGATAAACTTGAGCTTGAAGCCCCATTTAATGATATGTGCAATCCACAAGAATTAATTAAATATGATAATATAAGAATAATTGAGGATGGTGAGTAGCAATGAAATTAATAGTTAACCCACACAAAATACAATTAGTACAAGAAGAAGCAGTCAATGAAAAAGAAATAAACATAAGCAAATGTGAATTTGAATTTAATGAAGAAATAACAGATAACTTTGTTAAAGAAGCATATTTTACACTAGATAGTGATACTTATAAAAAAGTAATAGTCAATAATGAGTGTACTTTACCGCAAGAAGTACTTGTAAAAGAAGGCACAATTGAACTTGGCGTTGTGGCTTACTTAGTAGAGAATGAAGAAGAAATAAAGAGATACAACCCAACACCAGTTTATTTTAAGACTGACTTAGGTTCATTAAAAGAAGCACAGAACAGTGAAGAAATAACACCAAGCGAAATGGAACAATATGAACAAGCATTGCAAGATGGCTTAAATGAATTAGATAATGCTTTAGATGATTTACAAGAAAAAGTTGATAGTGGATACTTCAAAGGTGATAAGGGTGACAAAGGAGACACTGGAGAACAAGGACCACAAGGAGAACAAGGCATTCAGGGTGAAAAAGGTGAAAAAGGAGATACGGGTTTAACTGGTCCAGCAGGTCCTCAAGGAATACAAGGTGAGACTGGTGCTACTGGTCCTCAAGGCCCTAAGGGAGATAAAGGGGACAAAGGAGATAAAGGCGATGCCGGTTTAACAGAACAAGAAGTACAAGACTTAATTGATGCTTCTATTGAAGAACTTGGCGAACTTGGCTTTACTCCAACGGTAGTACAAACATTACCAACACAAGATATAGATATACACACAATATATCTTGTACCAAAAACTGGTGAGACTGGCGATGTGTATGACGAGTATGTTTATATAAGCAATGCTTGGGAACACATTGGAAGTACGGCTGTTGATTTAAGTAATTATTATACTAAGAGTGAAGTTGATGATGGATTAAATTTGAGAAGTTTTGTATTAAAAATAAACGATGATTGGGGTGCTTATTCACACACACTTACAGACACAGAAAATCTTACCGAAGCAAGCAGATTTATTAACGAACTATATACTTATACAACAACAACAGGCAGAAAAGGTGTTGTTATTAAAATAATAAACACGGCAACGCAATGGGCTGTATTTAATAGAAGTTATTTATGGACGAACGAAAATACAGATTTTACAACGCAACGCACACAGTATAATTTTAGTGGCATTTATGATAGCAATTATGTGTATGGTCTTGGTCCTACATCAATTAGACTTACACCAGAGCAAGTAAGAATTTATGGAACTTGGTCTAATAATATATTTACTGCCACAAGAATAGAGTGGAATTTGGATGGAAATAACTATTTCTCACCAGCAGATTATCCTAAGACAAATACTGTTTTGACGAAAACTAATACAACTTCTTATACTCCAACTGCAAATTATCATCCAGCAACAAAGAAATATGTTGATGATAGCATAGCAAGTGCAATAACAGATGCGTTAGGGGGTAGTTACTAATGGCAAGAGTTGATACATTAGGACACTTCCTAACGGATGTTGCCGATGCAATTCGTGAAAAGAAAGGCACAAGTGATACGATACAAGCAAGTGATTTTGATACAGAGATAGAAAACTTGCCAAGCAGTGGTGGAGATTTAGATTGGAGTGCAATTGGCTATTCAAAAGTGCCAGAAAGTATAAAAGCGGGTTATGATTATGCAAAAGAAATATATGATAATTGGGATACGAGTAAAACAAATTTAACAGGAACATATAGTAGTGATAAAAATTTATTAATATTTCCTAATGTAGATATGTCTAATGTAACACTTCTTACACAAGCGTTTTATAATTGTACTAGTTTAAAAGAAATTAATATAGATGTACCAAATGCTACACAATTAGGCTCTGTATTTCAAGGGTGTTCTACTTTATCTGATGTAAAAGTTAAAACTTCTTCAAAAGCACTAAATATTTCAAACATGTTTCAACAATGTTCTTTATTAAAAGAAATAGATTTAAGCGAATTGAATACGGAGAATGTAACGCAAATGAATAATATGTTTTATATTTGCTCAGGATTGGAAACAATTGATTTAAGCAATTTTAACACTTCTAATGTGCAAAATTTTGGTGGTATGTTTCAAAATTGCAGTTCGCTTCAAACAATTGACTTAAGCGGTTTTGATATGAACAATGCAACGTCAATAAACCATCTATTTAATGGTTGCAGTAATTTAACAAGTATAAATTTAGGAAATTCAAGTATGCCAAAAATAACTCAACTTAACTCAGTGTTTTCGTTTTGCAGTAAATTAACTTCAATAGATTTAAGTAACGTAGAACCAACAAATTTACAATACACTGGTTATTTGTTCTCTAATTGTAGAGCCTTAACTCATATAGATATGAGAAAATTAACATTTGATAATGTTACATATAGTGTCAACATGTTTAGTTCTGTACCCACAACTTGTGAAATAATAGTAAAAGATGATACACAAAAGGCTTGGATAAATACAAATTTTCCAACAATGACTAATGTAAAAACAGTAGCAGAATACGAAGCAGAACAAAGCGAATAGGAGTTGATAGTCCATGTTGTCTGACGAAGTTATAGACAAAGTAATAGAAAGATTAGTACGAAGAATGGAAAAAGCCAATTCTTATGTGCTTGAAGAAATAGGAAAGAGTATCAAGAAGATTGGTACTCTTACTCCTACACAATCACATCGACTAGTTCAAACACTACAATATGGTGGTGATTATAACAAAATCGCCAAAGAACTAGCTAAAATAACTAAGTTAAATGTAAACGAAATATATAAAATATTTGAAGAAGTAGCAAAGAAAGATTATGAATTTGCAGAACAATTTTATAAATATCGTGGCAAGAAATATATACCATGGGATGAAAATAAGAACTTGCAAAGGCAAGTAAAAGCATTAGCTAAAATAACGGCTGATGAGTACACAAACTTAACAAGAACGCTAGCATTTGCTATTAGGAATAAAAATGGTAAGATTGTTTATACTAAATTATCTAAAATGTATCAGCAAGTGCTTGATGAGGCTGTATTAAATGTAGAGCAGGGCAAAGAAACATTTAACCACGAAATGTATAGAGTTCTAAAGCAACTTGGTGAAAGCGGAATACGTACTATTGACTATGATAGTGGTAAGAGTATGAGAGCTGACAGTGCTGTAAGAATGCAAATGAAGGGTGCATTGAGAAACTTACACAACGAAACACAACAGCAATTTGGTGAAGAATTTGGCGCTGATGGCGTAGAAATATCAGTGCATCTTAACCCAGCACCAGACCACGAAAAAGTACAAGGCAGACAGTTCAGTTTAAAAGAGTTTGAGAAATTTCAAAATGATGAAGATGCTAGAAGTTATGATGGCACGTTCTTTCCTGCTATTGCAGAAGAAACGGGACGTGATAGGCGTGCTATAAGTCAATACAATTGTTATCATTATATATTTGATATTGTGTTAGGAGTAAACAAACCACAATATAATGATGAGCAGTTGCAAGATATTATTAACAAGAATAATGAAGGCTTTGAATTAGATGGCAAGCATTATACTAATTATCAAGGCACACAATTACAAAGGCAACTTGAAACGGAAATAAGAAAACAAAAAGATATTCAAATAGCTGCACGTGCTAGTGGTAATGATGAACTAGTAGCAGAAAGTCAGCAAAAGATAACTCAACTTACAAATAAGTATCGTGAGTTATCTAAAGCAAGCAATCTACCTACTAAAATGGACAGAATGCGTGTTAGCGGATATAGGCGAGTTGCAATTAAAAAATAATTATGCTATAATTATATTGTTCTGATAGAACAAATTAAATACTCCATTTAGGATTTGGGCACATTAATGTGCTCTTTTTTTATATTAAAAAGTGTAAAGTTTGTGTACAATTTTGCTGGTTTACACTTGAAAAGTGAAAATTACAAATTAAAAATTTTTTTCGTGGTTTTTCACCGAGCAATTGCTTATTTTATAAGGTTTACACTCGCAATGTAAAGTGGTTTACATTTTACAAATACATTCATTTGTGTTATAATATTACTATATAAAGAAAGAGAAAATATGCTCATCTTTATATATAAGTTCTTTGAAAAAATAGGAGGTGAATTAAAATGCTAGGACTGCCTACTCATTCTATTTTCTTAGTTAAAGAAGACGGAAGTAAAGAGAATGTAATGAACACAGATTGCTCAACTAAGAGTGAAGTAAGGAACGAAGTAAAGTATTTATTTGATAAGTGTGGTTATAAAAAAGATAATTATACTAAAGTTCAATATGGAAATAATCAAAAAATATTTTATGAGTTCAACATTAGCGAGTTAGAGGGTTAAACACCCTCTGCTCAATTTTTTATAAAACACTTTACATTTCTATATTTTTATAGTAATATAGTAATACAAAGGAGGTAAATATGAAATTAACTAAAAAGCAAAGAGAAATAATGAAGCAAGATATTATTGACTTAGGATATTTAGTAGAAAAATATTCTAAAGAAAAGAAATTCGCAAAAGCTAGCGAATGTTTAAAAGAAATGGAACAATTGCAAAAGAAGTTAAGGAGAGACAATGAGAAAGAAGATTAAGATTATTGATTTGTTATGTTTAATAAGTAATGGTGAAGAATTGCCAAAGAAAATAAAATATATAAACACAATATATGAATTTAATAATAATACTAAGCAATACTATATAGAAGATATGAACTCACATTATACGAATAGTCTATATTATCAATTATTTGATAATAGTAGATTAAATGATGAAGTAGAAATTATAGATAATATAATATGGAAAGTAATATATAATTTTCCTAATTATGAAATATCTACGAATGGAAATATAAGAACGAAAGAATATTGTGATAGTAGAGGACATATTAGGCAAAGCAAACAATTGAAAAAACAAATAAATAATGTAGGATATGAATATGTTATTTTATCAAATGATATAGAAAAACATAAAACTTTGACAGTACATAGATTAGTTGCAAGAACATTTATACCAAATCCTGAAAATAAAGAAGAAGTAAATCATATTGATGGAAATAAATTAAATAATTGCGTTGATAATTTAGAATGGGTAACAACAAGCGAAAATATGTTACACGCCTATAAAACAGGAATTAGAGAAAATAATTATAAGCCTGTCAAGCAAATGGATATAAAAGGCAATTTAATTGCAATATATCCAAATTCATGTATTGCAGAAAAAGGAACAGGAATATGTAGAACATCCATTGGCAGTTGTTGTCGAAAAGAAAAAGGACATTTAAGTGCTGGTGGATATTTATGGAAATTTGATGATGAAGAAGATAAAGATATACCACTTATACCTGATGATGAATTGTTTACAGCAGAAGAAAACATATTGACAATTCAAGAAATTGACTACAATTTTAAAGTATTACAAGAAAAAATAAATCAAGTAGTAGAAGAATTTAATAAATATAGAAAAGAGGCAAATAAAGATGAATAATAATTTAATTAAAATGCAAGAAATGTTAATGAGACAAATGGAAAAGGCTAGATGATAACAAACTTATGGAACGAAATGGTAGGGATGAAGTAGCAAGGGGCAATGCTTTAAGTCAAAGTGCTTCAACATTTATTAAAAGTGTTAATGTTGGTATGAGAGTTATTGAAATGTCTAATAAATA